AGCATTAAAAGATTTAGATAAAAGCACAGGTGATACAAGAAAAGAATTGTTTAAAACAGTAGAAAATTTACTAAATAACTTTAAACAAAGTATAAATAATCAATTGAGTAATGCTGATCTTGGAAGTGGTGGAGGCGGTTCTTATTCGATAATGGATAACCGTGACGTTGAGATGAAGAAGCGCTCAGATATAGAAGGTGATTCTTTATTAATTTTTGATCCGGTTAAGAAAAAGTTTGTATCTAAATCGCTTTTATCTATAATGGAAGCTATACAGGTAGGTGTTGAAGTGCAGTATGATAAACTAATAGATGAAGATGGTGATAATACATATATTGGAGAAGCTATCCCAGGATCGAGTATAAGTTCGCCCGTTTGGCGAATCAAGAGAGTAGAGACACTTGATGAGGACCTAAACATAACTTGGGCTAATGGCACGGCAGAACAAACACTAATTTGGGAAAATCGAGCAAGCTATTCTTATTAGGATTTAGTTTTTTATAAATAAATGAAAGAGGTAATATAATGTCTACAGAAACACAAGAAATGATTAAACAAGTTGCTGCTGGCGATACCGTTGGAGCAAAAGAATCTTTTATAGCAAATATTAATGCTAAGCTACACTCTGCCATAGAAGATAAAAGAATTGAAATTGCTAATGACGTTTTCTCAGGTAAAAGTGAGGAAGAATAGTTGAAGTATTCAACTTTACGAAATATTATCAATGAGAATTCTTCTAAAGTTCTTTTTAAGAAAAAGATTTCTACGTCTCCTCTTGTTTACGCAACAATAAAAAAGTCAGGTTCTAGCTTTGAGGTTTTTATAAAAAACGATAAGCTTGATAAATTTAAGTCTCTCGATGCCGCGAAAAAAGGTATTGATGATTTTGTTGAACTTAATAGGTAAAGAATGAAACTATTACAAAATGTATGCGATTCTCCGTTAGAGGTTATAACTGAAGCTAACACTAAAGGTTCATCTGATCTTTTTATAGAAGGAATATACATACAGACCGAAGTAAAAAACAAAAACGGTCGTATATATCCTAGGCATGTTATGGCAGCTGCGGTAGATCGATATATAAATGAGCAGGTATCGAAAAAGAGATCGGTCGGTGAGTTAAATCATCCTGACGGCCCAAACATAAATCTTGATAAGGTTTCCCATCTAATAACAGATTTACGTTGGGAAGGCGTAAATGTTATTGGGAAAGCAAAAATACTAAACACGCCAATGGGAATCATTGCCCGTGGATTAATAGAAGGTGGTGTTCAGTTAGGCGTATCGAGCAGAGGTATGGGTTCAGTTGACCGTAGAGATAATACTGCATATGTAAGAGAAGACTTTATACTCAATACCGTTGATATTGTACAGGATCCTTCATGTGCAGTGGCATTAGTTAATGGTATTAATGAGGGCGCAGATTGGGTTCTTGATTCTGCAACAGGCGACTGGAAAAAACAGCAGATTAACAATCTTATTAAAGAATCGAGAAAGTCTAAAAAGATCGATGAAGATTCCTTAATTAAAGAATTTAAAAATATAATTTTTGGGATGTGATATGAAAAAGTTTAAAGAATTAAATTTAGATTCAGATTCCTCAGCCGCGCTTGTTGAAGCTACGGAGGAAGAAGTTCTAAAAGAGATAAACACTCGATTATCTAGCTTAGTGGGAAAGTTTAAATATAAGTTAACGTCAAAAGATCTTAAAGGCAATGGGAAACCAGTTGTCTTGGGTAAAAAAATTGATATAACTACACAGCGATTACGTATGGCTGTGCCTATGATTGCGCCTATGTTTAAATCGATATCCCTTAAAATATCAGTTGCCGTTGATATGAAGATTGGGAGTGGGACTGGGTTAGGAATTATCATATTAGAATATTCTTATGAACACCCTAACGGTTCAAGAAATGGTATACAGATACGCCACGAATATTACGATGGGAAGTGGTCTATCAACTAAAAGAATTTATCCTTTGTCGGGATAATGTATATAATGGGTTTTTGATTTATTGAGACTGAAATGCTTTTATTTCCTCTCTTAATTAATACTAGGAGTTTAAAATGACAGAAGAAGAACAAAGACTTCAAGCCGAAGAACTTGCACTTGCTGAGAAAAAAGGTAAATGTGAAGATGATGAGGTTATTGAGGAAGATGAGGAAGATAACGAAGACGACGGAAAAGACAAGAAAAAAGAAAAGCCAGACTTTAAAGAAGATTTGGATGCACTTGTTAATTCTGAAGCTACATTAAGTGAAGGTTTTCGTAGTAAAGCTGCAACTATTTTTGAAAGCGCGGTTAATTCTCGTGTGGCAGAAAAAGTTGATTCTTTAGATGAAGAATATGCCGACAAGCTTGCTGAAGAAGTAACTTCTATTGAGGAAGAACTTGTTGAGAAAGTTGACTCATATCTTTCATATGTTGTTGATGAATGGTTAAAAGAAAATGCGCTACAGGTTGAGCAAGGTATTCGTACTGAGCAGGCTGAAGCATTCTTAACTTCTCTACATACAATGTTTAAAGAAAATTATGTTGAAGTTCCTGAGTCTAAAGTTGATTTAGTTGACGAGTTGGCCGATAAGGTTGATGGGTTAGAAGAATCTCTTAACAAAGAAACTACATCTAATATTGCGCTTACTACAGAAATTGCTGCTCTACGTAAAGAGAAAGCGGTTAATGAAGCATCATTTGATTTATCAGAATCACAAAAAGAAAAACTTGTATCGTTAACTAAAGATATGGTTTGTGAAGATGTAGAAGAATTTACATCAAAGGTTGATGAATTAAAAGAAGCGTATTTTGCTGAAAAACCACAGACGTTGGTAAAGGAAGAACTTGAAATTAAAGATTCTGAAAAAGAAATGTCTGAGCAAATGAAAGCATACACACAAGCATTAAGCAAATAATTAAAAACTTAAATAAGGAAAATAAAATGAGTAAAGATGATACTAATATCGATTTAATGGAGAAATGGGCTCCTGTATTAAACGCGGAGAGCGCTGAAGCAATCGAAAACCCACACATTAAGGCTGTTACTGCTCGACTTCTAGAAAACACAGAGCGGTCTTTAGTTGAAGAAAGAGCTGAGTCTAGCTTTATGGCAGAAGCACCAGCTAACGCTACTGGTAGTGCTATCGCCGGATGGGATCCAGTTTTAATTAGCCTTGTACGTAGAGCAATGCCTAAACTGCTTGCATTTGATCTTGCAGGTGTTCAGCCTATGACTATGCCTACTGGTCTTATCTTTGCTATGAAAAGCAGATATAGTACACAGACAGGCGATGAAGCATTATTTGGTGAAGCGGATTCAGCATTCTCTGGTACAGGTACACATGCTGGTTCTACTGATTCACTTGGTTCAGCTGGCACAGATACATCACCAGACGATGATATAGAAGATAGCTTTGATAAGGGTGTTGGTATGTCAACAGCAGCTGGTGAAGCTCTTGGATCTGGCGGTGGCGGAACGTTTGGCGAAATGGCATTCAGCCTTGATAAAACAATGGTTGAAGCTAAAACTCGTGCGTTGAAAGCTGAATACACAATGGAACTTGCACAAGATCTTAAAGCGGTCCACGGTCTTAATGCTGAAACTGAATTAGCAAATATTCTATCTACACAGATTATTGCTGAAATCAACAGTGAAACTGTTCGTACCATTAACAGTAAAGCTAAGCTAGGTTGTCAACAATCAGGGCTTGCAAACCCAGGTCAATTTGACTTAAGCGTAGATGCTGATGGACGTTGGTCTGTTGAGAAGTTTAAAGGTCTATTAGTACAGATCCAACGTGAATGTGGACAAATCGCAGCGGAAACTTGGCGCGGTCGTGGGAACATGATTGTTGTAAGTTCTGATGTAGCCGCAGCATTCTCTGCTACCGGATTGCTTGATAACACCCCTGCCCTTTCAGGTAATGGTTCTATATCAAACGATGTAAGTGGTGCATCATTCGTTGGTGTTCTTAAAGGTGCTGGTAACGTTCGAGTATTCCTTGACCCATACGCAACTGTTAACTACATAAACTGTGGTTATAAAGGTTCGTCTGCATATGACGCAGGTTTATTCTACTGCCCTTATGTGCCAATGACTATGGTTCGTGCTGTTGGCGAGAATACATTCCAACCAAAAATTGGTTTCAAAACTCGTTATGGCATGGTTGCTAACCCATTTGCAGGTAACCCTTCAGATGATAGCGGTAAAGGTGCAGACCGCTCAAACCAATACTACAGAATCTTTGAAGTTAAGAACATCTTAACTGGTGCATAGAATCGTGTAGTTAAATAAAGAGGGG